CGAGGTTCGTTTGTTGATCATACGGAAGTTCTAACTGGACCATAAAAGACTCCTAATTAAGGAAGTAAAAACGGTTCGAGGTTAGAGAACCCCCGTAACCAAGGTGTCGCCAATACCGGCTGAAGCTTCGTTAAGCTGGCCGATTAACAGACTGAGTGCCGCGCGAATGTTCGCACTGTCCGCTGAGTCGCCCCCTGCAGGGATGGAGATCTTCATCTCCATTTGCATGGTTTGCGCACTCTGACCGACAAGGGGAAGAACACCCTTCCGGACACGAAACGTGTAAACGTTACGCTGCACATTGCCTAGATAACCCGTCGACGGATTTGGAGTACCCGGCGTCTTGAAAGACGCTGGTCGCTCCATAGTTACCGTAAACGGGTCACTGGCCGAATGGACTCGCACTCCTGTCTGGGTTCCCGTCAACGCCGTTACGGCGTATTGGGTACTATAGGCATTAGGTGCTTTGTCCGCAACCAGAGTATACCCTGGCGTGGTGAAGCCTGTTTGCAGGCCTCCAGTGACCGAGAGATCGGAAACGAACGTCATATAGACTCCAAAAGTAGCCCTAAGAAGCGTTAGAAAGTCCCTTTTCTCAAAAGGGTCAACCTTAAACGCTCGGGCTTGGTTGTTACACCTCTAGTCAGCGCCAACTGCACACCAAGTGCAGCCAGGTTAATCCATTTTCGGGAGCTTTCACCAGGAATCTCAAACCTCAAAGGAGGCAAGAGGGACCCGATGTAGGCATTCCTACTAATGGAACGCGTATTAGAGGAAAAATAGCCAGGCTTCAACGACTGACTCACTGTATTAGCGGGGTCTAGCGGGGTACGCATTCTGAAGTTTTTAACTTCATATACGTCTTCCACTATATTCCACTTCATCACCCAAGAAGGGTGAGCTGAACAGTTTGCCAGTCCGGTAAGACAATCACCAATATTGGTGAAATAGTCTACGACAAAACTCCAGGGCACTAGTTCCCATAAAGTGGGAACAAAATTGGCTAGATTAAGGCCAATCTTTGTCATCACGCTTTTACGTGTAGACGGCTCCAGAAGGTAACACGCCAGGTACTTCACGGTAGAGGTGTGAGTCCGCATCCCGCGGGCTTCCACCACACACGGCGAACTGTTAGAGATGATAGACGCCCAATCACTGTCTTCCTTAGCCTGATGATCCGACCCCGCGACCTTGATGGTTTTAACATCACGGTTTCGAGTATCGGTAATCAATTCAGCAAGGATTTCAGCGCCGGCATCTAAATCATTCACTAACGGCTGCCAACCGAAAGTATACTCCAGGTATGTTCCCGTCACCATTCGATGCATATCGCGTGCTCTCCTAAGCTTTCGGCCACGTTTGTAAACGTCCCTAAGATAATTGGAGAACCCGCGACGCAGCGCTTCGGCTGGATGTCGTATTTGACGGATAGTCTGAGCAAGTTCGCCAACGAACACACCCCCTTGAAAGGTGGTGAGAAGTTCATTGGTTTTCTTGGCCAGTTTAGTCAAAGCCTTCGAGTCCGCGTTAGAGAGAGAGGAGACCGAGACGGCAGGGCCCGATAGAATGGGCATCCCATCAATAGTATAAACAGCAGGAATTTCACCAGGAAGCATGATGGTCTTTTTCAAGACCCCACGCGCATGCAGAGATCGGAACTTGTACTTCCTGTCACTAACCGTAAGGTTAGAGCCAGCGTACTCGCCCCGTTTAATCTTCTGCCGGTAGTTCCAACCGGGACCACCCTTGGTTAATTCCGTCGAGAAGACGCCATTGTAAAATGTCGTCTGTTTCGTCAGCACACCCGTATGACTCGTTTGAGTCAGGGTTGCTTGACTACTGACTTGCTGATTTACTATGGTCACTTTATATCTCACAACACGGTTATTGATGGCTGTACACCTAAAGGTAAACAGCAGTAGAGGGACGAAAGTCCAACCTTCACACAGAGGCGTGTCTAGCCTGTGAGGCTACGTATCCTTTATCAGGATGTCGAGAGTTTCA